AATGTAAGTCCTAACACTGATGATATTGTTGAATGTCCAACAATTTTTACAATAGATAAAACTACACAAAACCCAAATTATAACACAGTTTATGTAAACAACCATAAAATTCAAGCAGATAGTAACGCAACATATAACAATGTTTCAGGTATTGCAATTCCTCCTATTTCAAACGGTCAAGCAGTAGTACTCAAAAGAGTAGATGATAGTAGACTAGAAGTTACAGGTAGTTTTTCAGGTTCTAGTGGAACTCAAACTTATGTAGTACAGTATAATACTAATTCAACTCAAACTAACTTGTTTGTAGATATAGAAACAGCTTTAGGATTTACACCTACTGCGGCTACAATCTCACAAATTAGATTTAGAGGTGATTTTAGTGCAAGTTCAGAAACACTATTATTAACATTTAGTGATGGCGATGCTTACACTATAGGTAATCCAGGAGCAGACTCTGCTAGTTATACCACAGTACCAAGTGGTACATTTTCTGGTAAAAATATCAGTAGTATATTACAAACACAAGGTGGTAAAGTTGGATTTGTTGCAACATACGATCCTACTAGTGCAGTCAACTACGGCCCAGGTGGTGGACCTTGGTGGGGATTGGAATTTACTGTAACAGCCAACTCTACAAGTGTTGTTATGACTGGACAAGGTACAGGTGCTCACAGCTTTGACGTTAGCAACCTAGTAGGTGCTTATGATGGTGTGTTTAACATGACCAGCATACCCAATGCCAATGAATTTATAATGTCAAGTGACTTCCAAATTCCACAAAGAACATACAGTTTTACTAGTGCTGATATAGACAATGCACTAGAAACAATTACATTTGGTGTAGATCACAACTTGCTTACTGGTGAGAAAGTAACTTATAGTAACGGTGGTAATGCAGATGTGTTACCTGGTGGTGCGTCAACTACTTGTTATGTTATCACACAGACTCCAACAAAAATTAGATTAGCATCTAGTGAGGCAGACGCAAATGCCAACATAGCTTTGAATCTTACAGGACAAAGTGGAACACACACTCTTACTAGTGCAAATGTTATCAAGCAAGTAAGTGGTCCAGGAACCCTTTCAATTGTAAATGCTGATAAAAATGTAGTAGGAGTAGGAACAAATTTCTTGCAAAGATTTAAACGCTTTGATAAAATTTATATTAACATTGGAACCTTTGTAAAAGAATTTACAGTTGATGGTATTACTACAGCAACAAATATGACACTATTTGAAGCACCAACAAACTCTGCACCAGGAACTGCTTATTATTTTGCAACTCAGCTAGCACTTAGACCAGATGGATTTCAGTTACACAAACCATTTGATGGTGGTGTTGATATTACTGCTGGTACAAGTCCTAATAGTAGAATATGTAGACAAACTCGTAAGTATTTTAGATATCAGTCAGGTAAAGGTATTCAAACTAGTTTTGCTATTAACTTTAATCCACCAAGAGTTGTAAGAGAACTTATTAAAGCCACAGGTGCTACAGCTACAGTTAAAACACAAGAACAACACAACTTAGCTGTTGGAGATAATGTAACAGTTACTGGTGCTGAAGTTAATACTGGTACAAATACCTACAACGGTACGTTTGCTGTAGCGACAGTACCAAATGACTTTGAATTTACATATACAATGTCAAGTGCGCCAAGTGATATCAAAGCTAGTGGATTTCCAAAGTATGTTAGAGCTGGCTGGACTGAAAGTTTTGTAAGAGCTGGAATGTTTGATGATCAAAACGGAATGTTCTTTGAATATGATGGACAAAAACTATATGCGGTTAGACGTAGTAGTACACTACAGTTAGCAGGAAGTATTAACTGTACAAGAGGTAGTCAAGTTATTAATGGATTAAACACAAGTTTTACAACTCAACTTGTAGTAGGAAATAATGTTGTTATTAGAGGACAAACCTATAAAATTGTTGAAGTAAGTTCTGATATTAGATTGGTTGTACAACCTGCATACAGAGGTGTTGATGGTGTAAGAGTTAAAATTACTAAAACTGTAGATACTAGAACTGCTCAGGAGAACTGGAATATTGATAAAGCAGACGGCACAGGCTTTACTGGATTTATATTTGATGTAACAAAAATTCAAATGGCATATATAGATTATTCATGGTACGGTGCTGGTAAAATTAGATATGGTCTTAAAGATAGACTAGGTCATATCAAATACTTTCATGAATATAGACACAACAACGTGTTAGATGAATCTTATTTTAGATCAGGTAACTTGCCTAGTAGATATGAGATTGAAAATGGTAGTAACGCAACTACTGCTCCAACACTATTCCACTTTGGTACTAGTGTGATTATGGACGGTGAGTTTGATGACGACAAAGCCTATCAATTTAGTGGTCAAAGTCAGCCAATGAGTTTTGCTAATGGTACTACAAATCAATATGCAAGCACAGCCGATACAACATTTGAACAAATTACAATCGATGGAAAACGTGTTTTTGTTTATGCTTTTCAATGTGCGGCGGCTACAGCTCAAGCAGTTGAAGTTGGAATGCCTATTAAACATAATGCTAATACAACTCTTCCATCACCTGCTACTTACATTACACAAGTTATTGTCGATGGAGCAAATAGTAAAATATTCACAAGTTATCCTGCTACACTAGTTGATCCAACAGGTGGAGCAACATATTCAGTAATTGCAAGTGGGCAAACTTTTGATATAGGTGAGACAACAACCACAGACCTAACACAATTTTTACCATTAATCAGTTGTAGACTTGCACCTAGTGTTGATAGTGCGTTAACAGGTGTGTTAGGTGAAAGAGAAGTTATTAATAGAATGCAGTTGAGATTGAGACAAGCATCAGTGACAACCAATCTGCCTGCTGAGATTTTTCTAATACAGAATGCATTGCCAAGTGCATTACTATATCAAACTGCACAAAGTCCTAGTCTAGCACAAATTATAAAACATAGAGTTGGTGATACACTACTGAACGGAACAACTATCTTTGCACAGAAATCTCCAGCAGGTACTACAACAATTGATTTAACACAGTTACTTGAAGTTGGTAATAGTATACTTGGCGGTGACGGAATTTATCCTGCAGGACCAGACTTGTTGACGGTTGCTGTTCAACCACAAAGTACTACAGGTGTTACTTTTGCTAATCCATTGTTGGTTAGTGGAAACGTATCTTGGTCTGAATCACAAGCATAATCAAAAACTATCTAACCAATTTGGTAAGTCTGTTTGATCTTTTTCACGCTTATATATAGTTATAAGTTTGTCTACAAGTTGTTTATTTGATAGAACAACTCTTGCACCTCTGTGTAGTGGCTTGGGCCAACAATTAACATTTACCCAGCTGTATCCACTGCTTTCGTGATTACAAGTAGGTATAAACTCTTCAAAAACTGTTACACAAAATGTATTATAGGTAAACTTTTTATCATCACTTAAGAATGTATGTAATGGATGAACCTTAGCAATGTCGGGTAATGGTCCCATTTCCTCTTTACATTCTCTTAATAATGTTTCAATAGGGCGTTCTTTTTTCTCAGCCTTACCACCCCAAAAACTCCAAGTTAATGGGTGACTTGATTTTTTACTTCTTTGTTGTAGCATTATTCTGCCCGTATCAAGAGCAAGAAAACAGCATCCGCTTGCTTGTATCATTATAGGTATATTCGCCAAAATCCAGGATTGTATGTTCCTTCGAACGCATTAATCCAATCTGTACCACCACTATATTTAAGACGATCTAAAGTGGTTGTATTAGTAACATATTGTTGTGTTGATCCATTAGCACTAGCATCAAAAACTATGTTCCATTGGTTAGAGCCAACACTATACTGTATTATATCATTCTTCTTAGCATTACTGCTTAACCAACCTACACCTCCTGCAACATCTGCGGTTAACAAATATCTTTGCCCATCAGCCGCCGCGACTAGTGTTCCATCTCCTGGTGTATTAGATTGTGGATTTATTACTGCATCCACAGCGTCCTGCGTCATTGTAGGAAATGTATTGGTATCCATGGTAACTTCAAGATGATTGTTATTTGTTGTGCTTAGTTTTATAGTGCCAACTATGTCTCCTGTAGTGTCACCAGGGTTATTAGTTTGTTTTAGTCTTAGTTGACTTATATCATCTCTAAAGTCACCAAAAGGTTTAAAAACTTGTTTCCATTCTAATAAATCGCCACTACTATCTGTTGTAATTCCAGATTGACTTAACAGTGATGCTGTACCTGCACCCGTTGAATCCATTGTAAAACGCATTTTATAACTGTCAAGTGTAACAACTTTGTAACTTGTAAACAATGGAACATAACTATTTCCGGATCTTAGTGCCGCCAGTCCTGCTTCATCTGTATCATTAATATTATCAATAATAGTATGTATAATTGTTTGTTTGGTAACTTTAGCTGGTGGATTGATAAGAACTGGCATTGTAAATGTTAGTGTACTAATATCAATTATATCATCAACACCACTGGGTATTGCTCTCATACTCCAAGTACTCGATATTAGTTCAACATAACTTAGTGTACTCCAGTCTAATGCATTATTACTAGTATGAATATTAAGTGTTGGATTGAACAATACTAGTATCTGTTCAAGTAATTGTAGTTTTTGTTCAGTATTACTTGTCCATATGTCAACTTGCATTGTTAGATTATATGGTACTGGTTGATGTCTTTTTATGCTATATGCTCTACCTTGTTCATTTTCATATGCACCAGTTTCTTCGTTAAATTTCTTTTCATAAACTGGCAAAGTTTCCTCATAGGATCCTAATGTACGTCTATCTGGAGACGTTTCTAATCCTGTAACATGACAACTAATAAACGGAGTTGTTTGTATCATGTTTTCACTGTTCTCTCTCACAATGTGAGCCGCCATTCTACTAACATCACCATAACGTACAGGAGCAGTTTGATAAACAGTATTACCTTCTGCGTCACTGTGCATAGCAACTTGAAAGCCTGCAAATATTCTAATAAACTGCTGAATATACCTGCGAAGTTGCTTGTCGTAAAAATAAGGTACCGCTGTTAGTTTTGAAGTTTCATATGCCATTATGTATTATCCGCTTGTGGTTTTATTACTTCACTTAATGGAGTTTGCTCGTTAAATTCTTGGTCATCTACTACTGTGGTTCTGTTATTGTTGATGTAATCACTAGCGTTATAAGTTTTATCAGTCCATGTTTGATCAGTGATATTATCATAAAGTCTATGCCATCTACTTCCTCGTCTTACAAATAATCTTTTAGGTGAAAAGTCAGTTCTAATAAAGTACTCTCCTTCTGCTGGACTACTTGGAAACTGGTCACCTTGTGGAACAGTTTCTCCATGGCTCCAATTATTAGCCTGATTAACAAGTCCTCCACTAGTAGCATGATCGTAACCAAATAGGTGATCGGTTAACGCTGTACCTGTTGGATCTTCTAAATCAGCGGCTTCTACAATAGCATCACTAATATTAAATTCTGTTTTGTATGTACTAAGATCATTTTTAAGACTTGTTTCTTCTTTACCATCTCCAAGTATATCGTAGTATTCCTGGCTGTCTGTAAGTGGGCTAAGTTTAACTCTCCAAATATGAGGATACCACGTTTGACTAAAACCTTCTGCACCTCTGTTAGCATCATTAACAACATAATATTTGTTGATTGCATTTTTATTAGCATTTAATAATAACTGATCTCTAAGATGAGGTAATTCTAAAACGTCACCAGGCATAAGTCTTCTGCCCATAATTTCAACCATTTCATTCATATGGAATGTCATGTACAACATGTCATTGCTTAAAAACAATCCAAATTGTGTTAGGTCAAAATCTGTGTCTTGTACATTGTATACACCACGTAGATCGTAAATGTCTTTATCATATTTCCGGTCTCTGTTCTCCATGAATAATAAATCTTGTACTTTTGTCTCATTTATTATTCCCTCAACATTAATAATTTCACCACTAAGTGGATCTACTTCTCTTCCATCGATGTAGTTGGGCTGTGACGGGTCTTGTTTGTCTGCTGTAACAGCAGGACCTAAATATTTGTGTACATGTACACCAGTACCACCGATACCAAATTGTTCACGGATATTGCGATCCATGTAGTGATAATCGTTAGTTTTCGTAGGTTTATATAAACTTAATCTTGGCATACAGTTATTTATCGTGAATCTAAAAGGTTGACAAATAAGTAAGATGTGTTACATTAGTATATAAAGGCACAAACGGAGAGGCACGATTATGGCAATTAAAGCACCACGTAAGAAGAAAAAACTAGCACCTCGAATAAAGAAAAGAGGATTACAAGCACCTAGTTTTGAAGGTTGGGAAAACCTAGAAGCGGAAAAATTTCACAGACTTAAACGTACAGTAAGTGATTTTTGGTATATGCACTATAAACATAATGAAAACATAGAACATATGTTTACTTGGATGAAAGAAAACAAGTATAGCAAATCTGAAATTTCCAATGCAAAAAAAGCCGCAAAATATGAAGGACTAGTTGGTATATACTGTCGTATGCTATTAGATGGTTGTCCTGACTTTGTACAAGCTGAAGATGACTACTGGCAAACACTTCCTGGCACAAGTGGAAATATTCATCCTCTTACTGATTATATCAAACCCAAGATTGCAGAACTTATTGAAAAAGGCAAACTAATTGTAGAAGAGAAAAAAGCAGACGACAAAAAGAAAAATGTTTATATTCCTAGCATACAAGAACGTTTGGAAGAAGCGGCTGGTGAGAAAACTGAAGACTTGGATCAGTGGATCGACGATTGGATGCGTGATAGTAAAGCTAGTCCACTCAAAGATAAAATGCCTTTAAAATTGTTTAAGCGACAAAATATTAATCTAGGACATTTACGTTTTGTAACAGGTTGGTTTCAAGGTAGTTATGAAGAATTACAAGAATTAGAAAATTTACCTCCTGCTAAACAACGTGATGATATGCAACAACAACTTGCTGAAGGTTACGAAACTTATAGTAAAGCACAGATAAAAGAACTTAAAGATTTTTATAAGCGATTGTTTGATGCTATTGAGATTATGAAAGCTGAACAAAAACAAAATCGTGCAGTTCGTAAACCCAAAGTTAAAAGTGCTCAAGAGCTAGTTAAGAAGCTCAAGTTTAAGCCTAGTGATGGAAACTTTGGTATTGCTAGCATTAACCCAAGTGAAATCATTGATAGTAAGTGTATCGTAGTGTTTAACACTAAAAATAGAAAAATTGGAATCTACCATGCACAAGAACATGCTGATTTAAAAGTTAAAGGAACGACACTACAGTTTTTTGACGAAGCAAAAAGCACACAAAAAACTATAAGAAAGCCCGACGAAGTATTGCCAATTTGGAAAAAGATAACCAGGCATAAAGTTCCAGTTCAATATGGTTATCTAAAAACTACAGAAACCAAACTCAATGGCAGATTTAATTCAGACACTATAATCTTAAAAGCCTTCAAATAAATACTTGTATGAGATTTTACGAACTAATCGAAGCACGGGTAGAACCTGACAAAAAGTTTATGAGTCAAGTAGAAGATATCATTGACGATAGCATGGAAGAGTATCAAGAATACTTAGATGCTAATAATGACGTTGATGATATCCACGAGCTTGAAGAAATACTCAATCAAAATAACTACGATAACTTGCCAATAGAATTTATTGCTACAGATCAAAAACGTGAAGACCCTAATGAATGGATCAGTGCAGAAGCCGGTATAGATAAAGACGGCAAGTTTATGCAAGTGTATTTGTTTAGTAAAAATTTAGAAGGCAAGTATGGACCAAAAACTTTTAAACAACTTGTGATGCGTATGCTAGCACATGAAACTATACATTGGAATCAATATGCAAAAATAGGCATGGACCGTGTTAATAAAATTAAAAGTGGTCACCAAAAAGGTACTGAGCTTGCTAAGAAAACAGGTGATCCAAAAGATTGGATGCGTGAATATCTCAGAGATCCACATGAACTAATGGCATATGGAAGTGACCTAGCAAGTGAGATAAAAGACTTGGACAATCCTGAACAGGTTCTACGCAATCCAGAAGCACATAAAAACGATTTGCCTAGTTATGCAAGATACAGAACTGTTTTTGAGCCTAATAGCAAAGAAATCAAACAACTGCTCAAGTATACTGCGGATTACTATAACGGATAAATATTAGCATGGCACAAGTAGATGAATTAACAAAAGAGATAGAACTTAGACTTGGTGGTCAGATGGTTGACGTTGAACTTGACCCTGAACACTATGAACTATCTATAAACAAAAGTTTTGAAAAGTATAGACAACGTAGTGAAAATGCTAACGAAGAAAGTTTTGTGGCTCTGGAAATAATAAGAGAAACAAGCGAATATACATTAGATAACGAAATAGTTGATGTATTTGATGTATATAGACGTAGTAGTGGAACATTGAATAGTGCTAGTGGTGGAGATATAGAACCGTTTGAAACTGCTTATCTTAATAACTATTTGTTATACAGTGGTAGAGCAGGTGGACTAGCAGTTTATGATGCACTCAGTCAACACCGAGAACATTTGGGTAAAATGTTTGGAGAAAACTTTACTTTT